GGTGCGCGGGGCGCTGGACGAGGCTCAGATCCGCCGCACCCCGCAGGCCCAGCAGGTCGCCCGGGGGTCGTTCTTTGTGACAGGCATGACGCAGCGGCAGGTCGAGCAGACCCGCGAACTGCTCGCGAAGGCGGTACGCGGGGAGGTGTCCACCTCGGTCGCCGGGAAGAAGCTGCGCGTCCTCGGCGTAGGTGACTTCGCCGGGCAGGCGATCCTCAAGACCGGAACAGACCTAACGGAGGCTCGGCTCGAAACCGTGTTCCGAACGAACCTGAACCGGGCACAGACGCAAGGGCAGCTCGACATCGTGCGCGAGCCCACCGTGCAGGCCTTTGTCCCAGTCATGCGGTTCAGCGCTACCCGTGACGCTCGTACCCGTGACACTCACAGGGCCATGGATGGTTTCGTCGCTACGGTCGAGCAGATCGACGCACAAGGCATCGCCACCCCCGCAGGGTTCAACTGCCGCTGCGCATGGATCGCCGTCCCGGCGGCGCAGGCCATGACGAGCGGCTGGGCGAAGGCGGATGGCACCCCCAACCTCGAAGCGATCCGAAGGCACAACGGCAGGCGTCAGTCGTTGATCGACACAGGCAAGTTCCCCGACCCCGGGTTCATCGCAGGTTGATTCCTGCGCACTCGCACCGTACGCTCATTCCATGCTCGCTTCGCCAGCACACCCCTCGCATCAGGTCACGGAGAACGGCAAGAACGTCGTGATCCACGACCTTGAGGTGTTCTGTGCGTACGACCCGGCGATCGACGGCGACAGCGATCCGGAGCTCAAGCGGTTCGACAACGATCGCGTTCGCGAGATCGTCGACTGCACGCGCCGCTACATGAGCAAGGGATCCATGCCTCGCCTCGTCGTGATGCATGAGCGAGACGGCAACGAGCCGAAGTCGAGCGTTGGCCGATTCACCGACATCCGATACGAGGAGCGGGATGGGGTCGGCTACATCGTGGGCGATTGCGAAGTCGAGCGCCCGGTGTTTGATCGGCTCCTTGCGACCAATGCGTTTCCGCGCCGGAGCGCGGAAATCTGGTCCGAGCAGAACCATCTGTCGGAGGTGGCCCTGCTTGGGCGCGAGACTCCGCGCCGCCCCCTCCCCGATACACACTTCACCCGGAAGGGTGAACTGGTTCGTTTCTCAAGACCACTCCGCTTCGACATGGGAACTGTCGGCGGTGGCCTCTCATCGTTCGTTCCCAGCACCAAGGAAGCAACCATGTCGATGAACTATGAAAAGGAGATCGCCGCGATGAAGTGCGAGATGGACGAGATCAAGTCCATGATGAAGAAGCACTTCGGAGAAGGCGAGACCGAGGAGAAGAAGGACGAGATGTCGGCCGACGACATGATCAGCGAGCAGTTCGCCGAGGAGGAGGGTGACGGCGACGGCGTGCACATCGACATCGACTCCCACGAGGACGAGAAGGAAGAGGAGATGGCGATGTTCCCGGCGAAGCGCCCGGGCCGCGTCGAGGTGTTCGCGATCCGTCGCGAGAACGCCACCCTGCGTCGCGAGCTCAACGCGATGAAGGCCGAGATGCGCCGCGAGAAGTTCAGCCGCGAGATCGACCTGATGGAGCACGAGGGCTACCGGATCCCGGCCGCGCAGCGTCCGCGACTGATCGCGCAGCTCGAGGCTTCGTCCGATCCGGTGGCGACGATCGAGGGGTGGCGGGAACTGTTCACCCGCGACCCGATGGGCGTGCGCATCGACATGAGCCGTTCGTCCACGGGCGGCGGCGACCTCGACGCGAAGGAAGTGGCCTCACTGGTCCGCGAGTTTGCGGGTCGGCCCGAGGAGTTCAAGAAGGCAATCAACAGCCGCACCAAGCGGTAATAGGGAGAGACTCACATGGCAGACTTCGGATTCATTCCCAACCTCGTCGCCTCCGGCGACATCAACCCGTTCCGTTTCGTTGAACTGTCCGGCGCTTGGACTGGTTCGCAGGCCAACGCCGCATCGGACAACATCCTCGGCGTGACGGACGGCAGCGTTCGCCGCTTTGACTCCACGCTGAACGCGGTCAGCGGCGATCAGATCAGCATGCAGCCGACCAACACCGTTCAGGTCGAGGCAGGCGGAAACATCACCGCAGGCGCGATCTTGACCTCCGATTCGGTCGGCAGGGCCGTCGCCGGAGCGTCGGGGAATGTCTGCTACTACCTCGCCCTCGAAGCCGGAGCGTCGGGTGAGATCATCCGTGCGTTCCGCTTCGGTACTCGCACTGTCGCCTAAGCCATCACCCAACAAGGAGGACTGAACCATGGCTTTCACTGTTGTCGGTGGTGGACTCTCGACTTACGTCCCGTCCACCAATGATCTCGCAACGGGTGCCCTGCAGGTGGAGTTCACCCGCTCGGTCAACTCGTTCGCTCTCTCGCGCTACGCGCAGATCGTTCCCGTCACGAAGATGACGGGCTACTACCTCCGTCAGGACGTGCCGGACAATGTCCGACTGACGAGCAACAACGAGTTCGCGTGGCCGCTGGGCAATGACCGCCCGACGGGCAAGCAGAACGCGTTCGACTTCGTGCAGTACGCCACGCAGCGCTTCGCGTTCCCGTTCTACATCCCGCAGGAGACGGCGAATCAGGCCGCTTGGGATGTGGTTGCGCAGCACGCCCGCAGCAAGGCCCAGCTCGCCATGACGGCGCGCACGAGCCGTGCGGCGAGCGTGTTGACGACCTCGGGCAACTGGGGCACGAACGTGGTGGCCAACCCGACCGTGGCGCCGATCTCGGCGACGGGGTACTGGAACAGCACGACCGCCTCGGAGGGCAACATCCAGAAGTCGATCCAGTCCGTCATGCGGCAGGTCAGCCTGTCGAGCGGCGGCGCGATCGCTCCCAACCAGCTCATCATGGTCATCTCCCCGACCGTGGCGCAGGCGATCTCGCAGGCGCCCGAGACGAAGGAGTACGTGAAGAACTACCCCGCCGCCCTGTCGTTCTATCAGGGCAGCGACACGTTCTCGCGCTGGGGCATCCCGCCCACCCTGTTCGGCCTCGGCGACGTCGTGGTCGACGACTCCGTGGTCGTCACGAGCAAGAAGGGCGCGACCCTGTCGACCTCGTACATCTACGGAGAGTCGGCCGTGTTCGTGTCCCGTCCGGGCGGTCTGGTCGGCGTGGAGGGCGCTTCGTCCTTCAGCACGATTCAGATCTTCGCGTACGAGGACATGACCGTCGAGCAGTTCAATGATCCGCTCAACCGTCGCCTCGAGGGCCGCGTCATCGACAACTCGGTGGCAGCGGTGGTCGCCCCTGTCGGCGGCTACCTCATCAGCGACGTGCTGACCTGATCGCAGCATGGAGATGCATGGGCGGGAGGGGCTTCGGCCCCTCCCTCCCATCGCATGAGGGCGGCAAATGGCCTACGCTGAGTACGAGGACATGGAGGCCGCGCTCGATCAGCGCATCATCGCCGAGTTGTGCGGCGATGCGGGGGTTCCGATGCCCGGACCAAACCCGATGACGACCAGTGCGCTCGACCGAGCCACGGCGATCATCCGCTCCTACGTCCGTGTGGGCGGGGTGTATTCCGAGGAGGAGCTCGCAGCGCTTGACGCGGCGAACGACCCGCTGCTCGTGACCATGTGCGTGGATCTCGCCACGGAGTTCCTGTTCCAGAGGCGCGGCACGCGGCTGACCCCTGCCATCGAGCAGCGGATCAAGCAGACCTACTCCATGCTTGAGGGCCTCCGGGACGGCAAGATGCTGTTCGGCGGGGTCGCGTCGAACGTGGATGCCGGGACGCCGACGATCAAGGCGATCCCGACCTCAAACCTGTCGTGGTACAACGCCGTGTCGAACAGCGGGTTCTTCCCCTTCCGGCGCGGCAGCACCTATCCCGGCTGACCATGGGATGGGGAAGCCGAGTCTCCAAGGCCCTGAAGCGCCCGGAGGTTCGGAAGGGAATCGCTGCGGCGGTGGCGACCTATGCGCAGCAGCACATTGAGCAAGGGGCAGGCCGTGGCCGATCTGGCACGAAGTCACAGTTCGCCCCTCTCGCGAACATGACGGGGCGGTTCTGGACTTTCAAGAAGCCCCGAAACCAATCTGACATCCTCGACACCCGGGAGGTCCCGGGCTTGAAGAAGGTCAAAGACGGCACCGGGCATCGTTTCGTCATGGCGAAACTGAAGCAGTACCTCGTGGTGGGGCGGTCATATCGGGCAGGCGGACAGCCCCTGCGGGACACCGGGCGGCTGCTGCGCTCCCTCAGCGCCAAGGCAAAGGCCACCGGGCCGACGAAAGTATCGGTCGTGCTGCGCGGCGAGCAGTACGGCATCTACCACGAGAAGGGGTTCAAGACTTCCGGCCCGAACTACATCCCGCTGACCAAGAAGGGCAAGCGAAAGCACAAGACGGGGTCGAACCCGGAAACGGAAGACCTCGTCCGGGGCAAGGACTTCACAATGGCGTGGAACGGTGTTACCGTACCCGCACGGCCATTTCTCGTCCCGACGAACGCTGAGTTCGGCGAGATCGGTCGGACGATCAAGGTCGCGCTCGCACAAATCCTGAAAGGCAGAGCCTCGTAATGGCGACATCATTCACCGTCTCCGGACCTACGATGCTGAAGGTTGCGACGACCGCAGGCACGTACGTCGATCTCGGAATGGCCGACAACGACACGCTGCCGAGCGTGACGATCACGGATCACATCCACGAGATCAAGACCAGCGCGAGCGGCGCGGTTCCTGAGGAGCTCGTCCTTCAGGGCATCAGCGCCACCATCACCGTGACGCTCGTGAAGTGGGATGTCGAGATTTGGGAAGCGCTGCAGGCGCATCAGCGCGGAGCGGCCTTCACGGCCGACATCGGGACGATGATGGTCAACAACGCCACCCCTCGGGTCTTCGGAGTGCAGCTCGCTCCGGTCGAGGCGACGCAGGCGGGTTACACGTTCACCCGCTGTTACCTCATGAACGACACGAGCGATTCCAACTTCGGGAACGTGGAGCGGAGGCTCGCGATCACGTTCCGTGCGATCCCGGACAACAACGGCCAACTCTGCACCTACGCTGCGATCACGTAATGCCAAACCTCACCCTAGCCGAAGATCCGCTCCTGTTCCTCATCGAGACGTCGCATGGCCAGATGGCCGTGCAGTTGACGGAGATGATGTATGAGATGCACAAGCAGGGCGTGGAGAATCCTACGCCCGAGCAGGCTGTTGCGGCAATCCGAAAGTGCAGCCGGACTCCAGAGGTCGCGAACAAGTGCAGCGACGCGGAGTTGTTCGCCTTCTTCCAGAGGATGACGACCGCTGCGCTCTCGGCGGGAAACGCCTGAGGGGAGCGGCCAGATTCTTGGCGGCCTACGGTCGCCTCCCCTCGGAGTTCGACGAGACGACCGCCATGGGACTTGCCTTGAACATCCCCATGATCGAGGCGCGAGTCGCGCTATCCCTCATGCAGGGAATCTCCGCGGCCTTCGGGGACGAGAAGACGCTTGAGCACGTTCTCCATATCGCGACCGGGGATGCGTCTCTGGCATTCGCCGCACGCATCAGGGCGCAGCACGCCCGGGCGGCATCACAATGAACAGCAACGCCGTCTGGGACGAACTGCAGTCCGAGATCCGCGCATGGATGTCGCAGCGCGGGTGGGGCGATCAGGTCTACCTCACCGAAGGCCCGAACGAGGCGGTGACGGCACCTTACGCCGTCCAGATCATCCCTCGCGGGGATGCGGCGATGCACCCCAAGAGCGGTGCCGCGCTCGTTGAGGTCACGATCGACATCGTGGTGTGGTGGAGGAATCTCCTCGATCCCGTGGCACAGGCGAGCATCCGCATCGGCGGGGATGACGGCGTCGAGCAGTTCGTCGAGGGACTCCGGATCCTCCTGAACGGGAACAGGCTGAACAACACGCTCACGATCCCGATGGTGTGGAGGAACGGCGGAACGGTCGAAGCGGTCTCGGAGCTCGAGGGCTGGATGCGAGCGACCGAGACTTTCGGGTGCGCGTATGCGCCGGAGTGGGGGTACTGAGATGGCAACCGATCTCGGGCAAATCGACATCAACATCAACGAGAAGGGCGGCGGCGGCGGCGGCGAGTTGTTCAGCCCGACCGATGCGGCCAAGCCCACCAGCCTGATGAGCAGGCTGCTCGGGATCAACGAGCAGCGCCTGCGCGCTGGTTCCGAAGTGTCTGGGTTCCTGCGACAGCCGACGCTCCGAAACGTCGGAGACGTTCTGTCTCCGGAATCCGCGACGAGGCAGGCATTTGGGTCCCTCCGGGCAAGCATGGCCAAGATCATGGGGCCGGATGGCGCGATCGGCAAGGCGATGCAGAGGGGAGGCGCGTTGCACGGTATCGGCAGGCACACGGCGGGTCTTCTTGGGCCCGGCGGAGTGATGGCCCGGTCACTCCTGTTCTTGGGGAAGATCGCCATCCCGGTCGCGATTGCGATTGCTGCCATCGGATCTGCGGCCTACGTAGCGTATCAGGCGCTCAAGAAGGTTCGCGAGATCATGGAGGGCTTGACTGATTCCCTCCGGGACATCAGCCCGCAGATCGCGCTCGGAGACGCAATCGCGCAGCTCACGAAACTGAAAGCGCAGTTGCGAGCGAACGCCGAAGTCGGAGCTCTGCTCGGCAAGCAGGTTCAGACGCAGGCACTTCTGGACGCCGCGTTCATGCGCCTGAAGACCAGCCTCACCCACAACTTCGGACCGCTGGTCATCCTCATGACCAAGGCCCTGATCGGAGGCGTTGACTTCCTCATCCGGGGGATCGAGGGAATCATGCAGGCGATCGGAGGCCCGGGCGGGTTGATCTCGATGATCGGCCGATTCGTGAAGGGCATCTACAGCCATCCGCTGATGAAGATGTTTGCGGCAGGCAATCCGGCGATGGCTGCGATGTTCAAGGCGCTTGAGGCATCCGGAGACACCATTGACCAGATCGGCCGGGACGTGTCGCAGATCAAGCGCAATACGTCCAAGGACGAGATCTCGGACAGCAACCAGCCGTTCCTGCAGGACCTGCGGTTCATGGGAGTACCAATCTGATGCCGATGCCGACAGGAAACGCCACGATCACGTATTCGTCCAACGGCAGGAACTATGTGCTGCCATTCTGCACGATCACGGACTTCAATGAGCGTCCGGAGTATGCGCCGGACGGACGAACGATTCAGGAGATCGCCCTGACGATCTCTGGTACGTGCGTGTTCGGAGAGCAGACGCCGCCCGATCTGTACGAGGCCCTGCAAGCGGTCTCCATCGACGGCCCCGGCAAGATCGAAGACGTGCTGATCGAGATCGGGGGGGAGGAGTTCTACTACATCCCCGAAGACTCGCGGCAGGGCCCGTTCCTGACGCTGTCCGTGACCGAGATCGTTGGCGTGCGTGCGGCGGTCGCAACGTTCACCATCGCCGCGCACGTGACGGAGCGGCGCAGTTGGTATGGGGGGCTTGCGACTCAGACATACGCACCGATCGCACACTGCTGGACGCAGTCATTCTCGCTGGACGCAGGCGGACTCATCACTCGAACCGTCCGGGGAACCCTGTCGATCGACATCTCCGCGAACGGAACGGAGTTCGAGCCAGCGAAGGACGGAACGCTGGCGTATACGAACGACATCGCTGCGTGGGCAGACCTGTTCCGCCGCGTCTGCCTGCCGATCATCCCGGAGGGGAAGATCTGGCGAAGGGAGTCCCAGACTTTTGCGGTCAACGAGGCCGGGACCGCACTGACCTACGAGATCGTTGACTCGCAAGCGCGTGTGCAGTTGCCGGACGGCGCGTATGCAGGCACCGCCGACTACTCGTACGAGAGAAAGCGCTCATCGCTTGCGCTCGCCATCGTTCGGTTCGAATGCGAGCTCGAAGGACCCGTTGACGGGGATGTACGCCGCCTGATCTGGGGTGCGGTCGTTCTCGCGCAGTCGCGCATCCGCTTCGATCAATGCCTGATCTCCCGCATGGTGGTTCAGGAGATGCAGTTGCTCAAGAGGTCGAAGATCCGGTTTGAGCTCGAAGCGGAGGCGCTTGCGACTGCCATCGAACTGAATACTCCCGGGGCGACCACGATCGCCGTCCCGATGGCGCAGTACATCGGCAAGAACTTCACGATGGCTCGCGCCAACTCGCAGGTCATCGACCCGTATGGCACGCCTACCAACTCCTACTGGGCTTATCCGCACTGGGAGGGAAACACGCTGAGCGGCAAGACTGCGGCCCCGAGCGAGATCGCTCGCGCTGCCGTCGAGGCCTTCACGCAGACTGCTGTCTCTCCGGCCGCCCCGGTCATCACGATCATCGCCCCGGCGACGGATCTCATTTCGGTGAACGCGGTCATGAATGTCGGGCCGTTCGCGAACAAGATGACGATCGCGGTGGGTGGGTCGGAGCAGGGGACGACGCGACCGATCGAGACCGTCGAGGCAGCGAGCAGCCACACCCACGTGAACAGCAAGACCCGGATGCACAGGCTGCAAACGCTTTACACGGAAGGGTCGGACTTCGTGTTCCAGAACGGGAAGCCGTCGGTGGTCATCACCGAGCGCATGGAGATCAAGCGCATCAACAAGCCCCCGAACCGGATCATGAGGCCAATCCCTGCCGGATTCGTGGTCCTCGAGGATGATTGGAAGACCAACTTCGGGGCCATCGACCAGAACGGCAATCGAACGTTCACGGGCGTCTATACGCGCACGCTGCTCGCGTACGACGGCGGTGGCACTACGAGCAACGGCTACGCGACTTCGAGTTCGATCCGTACGTGGTGGAGCCCATCGCTCGAGGTGCAGCCCCCGTTGTCGCTCGGCTACGACACGGATATGCAGGCGACTAGTGCGTCGGTCCTCGTCGCCTCCACTACCGGACAGGGCTACTCGGTCGGAGCTCGTCCGGCATATCTCGCATGACCCTCAAGGCGTACATCAAGGTCGGACACTCTCAGAACGCCCCGATCGTTCCGATCCTGCTGCCGGACGCCAAGATGCGGGAGATCGCAGGGCAGATCGGCATCCCAGAGAGCGACCTGTTCAGCGTTTCCGTGCCTGTTGGCATGACTCGGCACACGCGGATCTCGTGCCTCGTCGCGAGCACGCAGATCGCGACGGTGTTCTCGCACGACAAGGTTCATCTGTTCCTCGAGGACTCAAGCGGCAGGCAGATCGAGATCAAGGATCTGTATGTCCGTCCTCCTCAACCCTTTCTCTGGCGGCAGTCGGGCGGACCCGTGCTGCTCGAGCTCGTGGACGAGAGGTGGTATTGGCGGTACAGCGCTGCGGCGCTGACGGGATCTCAGTTCTCGTTCATGTGGTCGTCCGACGGCCGATGGCAACTGGATTCGGTTACGTCGTACGACGACCTGCTGCTGGCGATCGACTCTTGGGCCACGGCCAACAACCTGCAGATGCCGGCGCACTTCACGGCCCCGGCCACGCCCTACATCCGAAGGCTGTCCGACCTGATCGGTTCTCCTACGGTGTCCCTCGCGACCATTCTCGATGCAATCGCCGTGGCGACGAGGCAGATCATCGTCGCGGACGGAGAGCACGTTCGCTTCCGGCTGCGGGACGACCTGCAATCGAAGTATGACGCGGCAATGAACGCATACCGCCTCGCCATCTGTGGCGGAGGACAGGCGACGAACGACCCGGCAGGCGGAACGGACCCGATGGTGAACCTCTGGTCGCAGTACGGGTACACGCACCGCGCACCCGCATCGTGCAGCGTCGTGCTGCCGAACCGATCAATCGAGGGCCTGACCGTCTACGACAACTGCTCGGAGCTCGTGACGCCAGCCACGCAGGAGAACTTCCCCTACTCCTTCCTGTACACGGCAGGGGACATCCCGACATGGCCGCGTGCGCCGCTCGACAAGGGGCAGGGATTCATCCCGGATGCCGCAGTGGTCTGCTCCGGCGCAGACGGCTCGACGCTCACGACCTTCCCCGGCTGGAATCCGGTGGCGCTTGCGGCGTCCATTCGCACCGACTACCTCGAGCGGTACACCAAGATCCCCTTCGGCCGCACGGTCTGGGCAGGATGGCTTCCGTCGTACAAGCCGCAGCATGGCCAGACGCCCGAGCAGAACCTCGGGCAGATCGGGTGCGTGACCTATCGCATCGCGGAGATCGACGGGGAGATGTCGCCGTTCACCGTGTCGGAGTGCGATCAGTCGGATTGGCGCTTTGGGCTGTCCGGCGAGGCGTGGTCGGAACCGAGCCAGATCGTGACCGCCAAGGGCAAGGCTCAGGCATACCGAAACTGCGTCGGAGCCACGATCATCGACGTGCCGCCCCCGAACACCCGCGTGTTCCCTGCGCGCATCACCGGGGCCACGGAGCTCGCGCCGTGGAAGTGGCGATACACCTTCACGGAGGTAGAGCCTCAGGTCCCGCCGGAAACGGATCCCGCTCCTTCGGCCTCGATGGGCGCGTACGCCCGGACAGGGCACGCCCGGAACATGGCGGAGGGCGGGAACACCTACCTCGGTGCGAGCAATCCCGGCAACGTCATCGCCCCCGGCGTGTACCAGAACGACTACGCGAATGCGGACATCGAGGCGGAGCCGATCAGCACGGGCACCATCGTCGAGATGGTTGAGCAGTTCCGGACCGCCCGAACCGATCCACCCATGACTGCCGCCGAAGGTCCCGCGTTCTGGTTCTCGATGCCGAACGCCGTCCGCGTAGTATGCGTGCAGCCCTGAACCGCAGCGGAGGATGGAATGCAGCAGCGCTGGAACATCATCTTCGAGCAGGGGGCGACCTATCAGGTCACTATCACCGTCACGGGCGTTCCGCTGATCGAGACGGCGACGGGCTGGCGAATCACGTGCGCGATGAAGAACGACGATGCGTTCTTGGTCGCGACGACCGACAACTACATCAGCGCAGGCGCGACGAGCAATCAGAAGGTGCTCACCGTCCCGTCCACCTTGACGGCGGCGTTTGAGACAGGGAACGGCAGGTACGACTTCGACATCCTCTGGGCTGGCAACATCGTGCGCCGCTACATCTCGAACGGCTACGTTCAGGTCAACCCGAAGGCAGGCTGACGATGCCTGATGTCTCCGTAACGACGACCGGAGACGCGGAGGTGACGGTTGACGGAACGAACGTCACCGTCGCGGTCACGCCAATCGAGGTCGAGGTCACGATCGCTTCCGGTCAGCCCGGAGTCGGAATCCCGGCAGGCGGCGCAACGGGACAGGTGCTCGCGAAGGCCTCCGGAGCGGACTACGACACGGAATGGGTGAATCAGCAGGGCGGCGGAGGGGCTGTTGACTCCGTGAACAGCCGGACCGGGGCGGTCACGCTTGGCCCGACTGATCTGCTCGGGATGACGAGCGCTCGACTCATCGGTCGATCCACCACCGGAACGGGCCCGAGTGAGCAACTGACCGTTGGCAGCGGCTTGAAGTTGAGCGGCGGCTCCCTGATCGTAGATCCAAACGCGGTAGTTCCTGCTACGGCGACTGTGACTGCAGGAACAGGCCTGACGGGTGGCGGAGATGTCAAGGACAACCCATCGTTCGCCGTGGATTTCGCGGCGAGCGGAGCGTCGAGCTCCACGAAGGCCGTGCGTGCGGACGACACCCGGATCGTGCCGTGGTCAGACTCGACGCCTACGGTCGCGACGAACCTTTCTGGCGTTCCGGCCGGGACGATCATCCCGTCCGGGGAAACGGCCATTGATGTCCTCGAGAGGATCCTGTACCCGTACCAGACCGTCTCGTTCTCGAACTTCGCGGCGTCCGGGGTGCAGTCCGTGTACGAGATCGGGCAGATCTTCCCGACGACGAGCACGGCATCTTGGACGATCAACGGCCCGAGCGGCAACTGGGTCGCAGGCAGCGGTACGGTGACGTTCACAGACCCGACGGGATTCGCGACGCAGATCGCATCGGGATTCAATGCGACCACGCTTTCGACGCCGATTACCTATCCGGCGTTCACGATTCCAACGCTGCCGCGCACGCAGAACACGATCAAGATCCGGCTGTCCGCGACTCAGCAGCAGGGCTCAACAACGCCCGCCGACATCGACCGCGCTTGGTACTCGCGTTGGTACTTCGGCAAGTCCACGAACGCGAACCTGACGACCCCGACGTTTGACATCACTGGCACGAACAGCGGAGCCCTGCTTCAGACCACGGCGGCGCAGGGTCCGACGAACTTCTCTGCCTCGGTCGGTGCAGGAGCCGGATTCTTCTACCTGTTCATCCATGACTCGTACACGCTGAACAACGATGCCCCGTACTACGGCCTGAAGTACGGCGGCAACGCTCTCGCGCAGGATCCGGTCACGACCGTGAACCTGACGAACGCCTACGGCGTGAGCTCGACGTACAAGCGGTACAAGGCAACCAACTCGCTCAGCGACGCCATCACCATCGTGGTGAACCCGACTTCGTAACCATGCCCATCGCAGGAACAGTCCCGCTGTCAGGGCCGATCGCGCCGTCATCGACGAGCGATACGTATCCCGTCACGGATCCGCAGTACGGGCTTGGGGGCCTTCGGACGGTCGCGGACATCACGGCTCGCAACGACATCCCTTCCGCCAGAAGGCAGCAGGGAATGATCGTGTACGTCATCTCGACCGAGAAGTACTACTCGCTCGTAGGCGGCGTAGGCAATCAGGATTGGATTGAGTTCACGGGGGATTCCGGCTATTTCGCCATCACCAACCCACAGGATGGCGATGTTCTCATTTACGCTAATGCCGCAGCAGCATTTGCAAACAACCCCAAGGAAACGCTGACAGACGGCGGAACCTTCTGATAGGAGCAGACCATGCCGAACACGATTCGCATCAAGCGCAGAAACACCGGAAATGCCGGGGCACCCGCCAGCCTTCAGTCAGGCGAGCTCGCATTCAACGATGTGGACAACACGCTGTACTACGGGCGCGGCGACAACGGCAGCGGAGTGGCGACTACTCGCCCCGCTATCGCAGGCGTCGGTTCGTTTGTCGCGCTGGCAGAGACGCAGACGATCACCGGGAACAAGACCTTCAGCGGCACCGTCAGCCTCGGATCGTCGGCGACCGCCACGACTCCGGGCACGGGCAGCAACGACACAACGGTCGCCACCACCGCGTTCGTCGTTTCCAAGACCACCGGATTCGGCACGGGCACGGTCACGAGCGTCGGCCTGTCGCTCCCGTCCTTCATCTCGGTCTCCAACAGCCCGGTCACGACCTCGGGCACTCTGACGGGCACGCTTGCCGCGCAACCAGCGAATCAGATTTTCGCCGGACCGAGCATTGGTTCTAGTGCGGCGCCGACTTTCCGCGCACTGGTCGCTGACGATGTCCCGTCGATCAACTTCCTGAACATCGGCGGCAACCTGTCGCTGTCGAACTTCAGAATCACGAGCCTGTCCGAGCCGATCAACGCTTCGGATGCCGCAACGAAGAACTATGTCGATACGACCGCGCAGGGCATCCACACGCACACCTCGTGCCGAATGGCTACCGCTGCGGCGCTTCCGACCTGCACCTACGCAAACGGCAGCAGCGGTGTCGGCGCAACCCTGACGGCAACCGCGAACGGGGCGCTGACCGTCGATGGAGTTACGGTCGCTACGAACGACCGCATCCTCGTCAAGAATCAGGATGCGTCGCAACTTCAGAACGGTGTCTATGTCGTGACGAACACGGGCAGCGCCGGAGCGCCGTTCGTGCTGACTCGCGCCACGGACATGGATCAGGCGTCGGAGTTCCCGGCGTCCTTTGAGTTCGTTGAGGAAGGATCCACCAACGCAGACTCAGGATGGATCTGCACGACCAACGAGCCGATCACAGTCGGCACGACGGCCATCACCTTCACGCAGTTCAGCGGTGCGGGTCAGATCACGGCAGGCAACGGCCTGACCAAGACGGGCAACACGCTGTCCGTGCTGTCCGCGAACGCGGCCCGGATTGCCGTCAGCGGTTCCGGCGTTGACCTTGCGACCGTCACCACGACCACGCCCACGGGCTCCGCAGGCACTTCGTTCGTGTCGGCGGTTGCCACCGATGGCTATGGCCGTGTCACTTCGGTCACGACCTCCCCGGCGGTAGTCGCGTCTACCTCGGCAGCGGGCATCGTGCAGTTGACGGATTCTGCATCCACGACTTCGAGCACGCTTGCGGCGACCGCTACCGCCGTCAAGGCCGCAAAGGATGTCGCCGATGGTGCCCTGTCGCGCAGCAGCGGCGGCACCATGTCGGGCAAGATCACGATGAAGGCGAGTGACACCACCGCGCCTTACAACATCCCGCAGGGCACTCAGGATCCCACTTCCCCGGTCACGGGTGACTTTTGGAACAACGGCGGCAACCTGTTCCTGCGCGATGCGTCCAAGAACAACCGCATCCTGTGGGCAGACCTTGGCAACCTCACCGCCACCGTGTCCCCGGCGCAGGGCGGCACGGGCGCAACCTCTTTCACGGCGGGTGCGCTGCTGAAGGGCAACGGCACGAGCGCGATCCTCACGGCGACCGCCGGAACGGATTTCGTCAAGGCCGGGACGCTGACGGTCGGCGAAGTCTTCTTTGCTGCATCGACCGCTTCGGACGCTTCCTTCAACATCGCCACGGGCATCGATCCAACCTCGCCTGTTGCGGGCGATGTGTGGTCTACGGGCACGGCGATCAAGTTCCGAAACAGCGTTTCGTCCACCAAGACCTTCGCTTTCCTTGACAGCAACATCACGGGCACTGCGGCAGGGCTGTCCGCAACCCTTGCGGTCGGGTTCGGCGGCACGGGGGCGACCACGCTCACGGGCTATGTGAAGGGCAACGGCACGAGCGCGATGACCGCTGCGGCCACGATCCCGAACACGGACATCACCGGGCTCGGCACGATGTCCACGCAGGCGGCGTCCAATGTGAGCATCACGGGCGGCACCATCGACGGCATCGTCCTTGACGGCGGTACCTTCTGATTCATGCCGAACACGATCCGCACCAAGCGCAGTTCCACGGCAAGCGCAGTCCCATCGGGATTGCAGGCCGGGGAACTTGCCGTCAACACGACCGACAAGACGCTGTTCGTCGGGGACGGCACGAACACGCATGAGTTGACGCGCCGTGCGGCAAGCAGCAACAGCGGCGCATCGACCCGCATCCAGTTGTCTTCGTCAACCGGGGCACTCACGGACAGCAGCACCCTCACCTTCGATGCATCGGCAGGCACGCTGACGGCTGGTTCGCTGCAAGTCACAAACGACACGACGCATACGACCATCGCCCGTACCGGAAACAGTTCACGACAGTTGAACTTGATGCAGGCAAACGGCGGCAAGGTGGTGATCGGGGACGGTCTGCTTCAACGAGACAGCATCCGGTTCGTCGTGGATGAAGCCAATAACAGGATTGCCTGTGAGGCCACAGAGTTCACTGCGGAAGTCGGTCTGCGAGCCCCGCAGATTTCACTTTGGGACGCCAATCAGTCGCACTCTGTAACGCTTCTAGCCGCAAACGAGATCACTTCCAATGTCTTTCTGACTTTGCCTGCCACCGCAGGGAGCAACGGGCAAGTCCTCACGACCAACGGCACGGGCACGCTTTCGTGGTCAACACCGAGCGGCAGCGGTTCCGTGCCTGACTTCCTGCTGTTCAACGCAGGCATCATCTAGGATCCCGACATGGCGACATCAGCCCAATACACGGCGCAGCCGATCCTTGAGTACTCGCAACTCACGACGGGAGATGCCTCGCGCACCGCTCCGACCAATGCCGTGGAAATCACGGCAGGTCCGAACGCGACTGCTGGCGCAGGTGTCGGCAAGCGAATCACGAAAGTGACTTGTCACGCAACGGGAAACACCGTGAACGGAATGCTCCGTTTCTTCGTGTCTCTTGACAACGGGACAACCAAGCGACTGATCCTCGAAAAGCCGAAGCCCAATGTCACTCCGAGCAGCAGTGTCTCGGCAGTCAGGATTGAGGTTGCGGAACTCGTGGGCATGATGCTGCCCGGTGGAACGGCAAACAAGTTGTTCGCAACCACCTCCGACACCGAAACTTGGAATGTCATCGTGGAGTCTGCGCTGCTGTGAACCAAGGGATATACGGTTTTCCTGATCGAAAGTCGTCCGATCTGGCGACTCGGCTGTGGATGCTCAACACGAGCAACGCTATTCGTGTTGACGAATACACCACGAGCGGCACATACAGACGCATCAGTCCTCCTGGTGGCGCCAACTACCTGACCATTCTTGCTTTCGGCGGCGGAGGCGGCGGGCAGGGCGGAGGTGCCCGGAATACCGCAGTGGAAACAACCGGCGGCGGTGGAGGCGGAGGCGGAGGCACCGCACTTGTCAGTTTTGATCTTCGGTACTTCCCGAACCAGTTCGTGCTCCGGAAGCCGATGGTGCTTGAAGTAATCGTTGGTGCAGGCGGCGCTGGCGGAGCAGGCAGGAATACTGCCGGACTCGGCAACGGAGGTTCGACCGGAGGTACGACCTCCGTGAATCTGACACTGACCAACGACACCAACCTGATGCGTCTTGCTTGGGCAGCAGGCGGACTTCCCGGATCCGGATCGGGCGGTCAGCGACAGGGCGTCGGTGGCGAAGGAATGATGATGGGTGGCCTGTCGCGAAACACCTCGCTTGGGATTCGTGGGCAGGATGGCGGCGGCACTCCGGGGTGGAACTCCGGCGGATTCCGATTCCCTCGCCAATGGAGTACCTCTTCGTACGACATCCCAAGCATCCCATACATCTGCGGCGGGGGAGGAAGCG